GTTCGTACTTGATGCCGCCCACGGTGCGACCCTCCAGCTTCAGCTGAACCTGCAAAAGTTCATCTAAAAGCTTGTCCTTCGGATAGACTTTCTTATACACGCTATGTTCAAGCTGCAATTGTCGCTTGCTAACATGAGCTTCGAAAGCTTTACCGTCCACCTCAAAGACCACGCAATCTCCCACAGCCCCCATCTTCTTCTCCAGAATCGCGGCTCTTGCAACACCATTGAGCCCCTTTCCAACAACGCGCGTAGGTGTGACACCCCCCATCCCGAATTTCCAGCGCCTCCAGAGTGCATGCTCTAGGGGCTTCAGGTATGAGGCTAGCAATAAGTTGAACCTGGGCGAACGACACATGATCATCCGTGGCTTACTTCGCTTCTGCAAAGGGTTAAACTTTTCAGCCTTAAGAAACGCGGATAGCCTTCTGTCGTACTTAGAAAGATCCGGTTCTATATCCAGTGATTCCATTGCTTCCTGGTATCTACGTCTCAACCTTCCAGAATAGGTTGAAACCACCTCCTCTAGGGTCATCCGCTCAACCTGACATTTGACAAGCAGCACACCCAGCCGCTTAAAAGTTGTCTCAAAGTCAGGATTAACCGGTTCTTCTGGTGTTGGCCCCAGGGTACGCATCCGCAGCGCCGCCTCCTCGTTGTGTAAACAGTTGGAATGTACTCCCGCTGTCCACAAACCATCGATCGCTGGCACCCAGCACCGATACATCATCCTTTTGCCCTCCACACAACCAAAACTACGCGATGGGTCTAAAGTCGGCATAACCAAACGGGCGTCCGCGCGTAGTGGAAACTCCTCGGAATTCCCCACACAAACACCTATGCCTGTATTAGATACCCCCCATCAAGTCTTGGCGTGAGGCAGGACCGTCTCCACTGGCTTGCCACTCATAAACCGTCTGAAGGATTCCGTGAACGTTTCAGTACGTCCCTTTGGCACCCTCCCTTGCGAAATGGCATCACTCTGCTCGCGCGAGACGAGACCCACCCAACCACCGAGCTCAGCCGCAGCAGTTGCCTCGTGCATCGTCACGAACATCGCATGAGTCACAGTACCCGGAAGCACCATAGACAAATACGAGTCGCTCAGACCCAACTCAGCAGCAAACTGGACCGCCTTGGCGGTGAGAGAGGCTCTCAACTCCAAGGTCCTCTTCTTGAACATCGCCTTTGACAGCAACTTGTTGAGGACCCTCAGAGACACGAGAGAAGTGTACCTTTCCGCGGAGAGATTAAGGACGACGTCATACGACGCTTCCCCCTCCTTCGGTAAGTTCGTGACGACTTGCTCTAACCAGTTGAGCTTTACTCCCTTTCTGAGTATGCCATCCAAATAACTACGCACCGCTTCTGACGAGGTCTTACCACCAGTCATATGCGGGTTGTAGTAATCTTCGAGCGCGACTGCCTCTAAACAACGAGTCAGTCTTCCTCTTCGACGGAGTCGGAAACCCGGCCCCTCGGAAACACCGGGAGACGGGGCCTGTGCTTGCCCAACGTCAGCGCCGACTGACTTGGACTGCGGTTTGTCATCAAAGGTTACCCTTCGTGACGGAGGACACGGCAGTCGCACAACTGGACGTGTTTTAACCTCGCCGGTTATCTCTACATCCTCCGGTAGGAAGATGTCGGTCGAAGTTGACTCAACCACCGCCGGACGGTCAGCCTCCCAAAACGGATTGTCCCCGAAGTGAACATTCCACACGGAATCCTCTCTCTGGTAAGACCCAGAAAGCTCCATCGCGTGCTGATGGGTACGCGGCTGATAACTCCGCGGCGGTGGTGGCAACTTGACTTTAGGGGTGTGCCTCCCCTCGAGATGGTCGACGGAGAACGCTGTTTCAGCGAAGCTGTCGACCGGGCTTGGAGTTGGTGATGGTTTCCAAAATTTATATATCATTTTCTTTTAAAAATCATCATGGTGATTGTCCACCACACACTGTGGGTAAAACCCTATCGCTTACAGACATAGCGTGAAGACCACTTCGTGTACCTAGATGCGTACGCTAACCGGGTAGGTGCTCCCGGGGAACTTTAACGAGTTACCATAACGCCATAAACGGATGCGCCCAAATAAAGCCTTGGGCAGCCTTTGCTCTCTGATGCTTAGCTAAGCTCATCAACCACATCAGAGATACACCAGGGGACTACAGATGACTTAGCCACCCCCCAGTTTGGAACTATTGTTTCTGTCGAAAGGGCGTCCCGTAAACCCTAACAACAGCCATAAACATATGAGTCTAGATAAAGCTCTAGACAGCCTCCCCAACAATGCTTAGCTATGTTCTTCAACCACATTGTCAGTTAGCTAACAGCTACGCAGGTTACCCTGGTCCATAGCCACCGTTAGCTCGCGATCCTATCCACCCCGCCCAACGGATCTTATCTTGGGCTGGAGGTCTGTCTTGTATAGCAGGAAAACAGCGACAGACAACTGTTAACCCCTCACAATTAATGCTGTGATACACTCTCCTTTGCAGGAGGAAGTGGTCTAAGACCAGGCCCGACTCTAGCTCATTACAAGCCGCTCCAGGGGGAGAGTATTACCTCATTTATGAGCGTTAGCCCAAAACCCGAGCCGAAGAGCTACTGTGTTCCCAGGAAAACGCCGGCC